CACTTCTATTAATTTGTGACGCAGTGTAGACAGGTACCTCGTACTCACCTGCCATACCACGAAGGTCTTCTATAATCTCTTCCAACTCTTCATGTCTTTTTTCTTTTGTAGGCCCTCTCAATAAATCTGCATAGTCTACGATGACTACATCAGGTCTTTTTCCTTGTAGAATCATTTTGTCCATATGAGCCTTTAATGAAGTTACACTTGCAGTTTTGGTAGGATAATGTTTCACAACTAAATCACCTTTTACGGATTGTACTGATTTTGTAACATCTTCCATGTTATACTTTAAGTTTCCTACTGCAACACCACTTAGTACGGCATCGTATCGTTGTCCAACATAACCTTCATTTAATTCAAGAGTATAGTGTGCCACTATCTTCCCTTCTTTCATTGCGTTAACCCCAATGTTTATTAAAGACCACGATTTACCAATGCCAGGTGGAGCTGCGAACAAAACTAACTCACCCTTACCAAAACCACCTTGTGTAATTTCATCAATAACTTGCCAACCAGTAGAAACCACATTTCTTACTGTATCTTCATATCTTTCTACAATCATAGTTTTATATTCATGACCAATATCAGAATCTTGACCTGCTTTCATCGCAGTATCAATATTTTTCTTTATCATGTCATATTTACCACTTTCTAATAGTGGTACTGAATCTAAGATTGCATTCTTAATAGATTGATTTTTACAGAAATCAAGGACTTCTTCTTTTACAAACTCCAAATCATCACTTTCTAAATGATTCCAAGCAAATTTTAATGTATCAACTACTGAGGTTTTTAATACATCTCGTTCTATTGGATTTATTTTAACTTTGAGAACATCTAAGGTCGGCATTTTCTCAAATTCATTAAAATACTTTAGGATTGTTTTTACTAACCACTCTGACGCTTCAGAATCAAAATATTCTGGTTTCATAATATCATAGATTTGTCTTGTAAAAGACCTATCAGATAGTATACAAGATATAATCTTATTCTGAAATGAGGTGCTAAACTTACTTCCTAATTTTTCCATAGTTTACTAATATACGAAATTATTTTTTAATATCAAAGTGATTCTTAAGATAATTGTCTAAAGATGTGAATGAATTTCTTAACCAAGAATCTACATTTGCAAATGCAGTATATAGTTTGTCATACATAAACATCTTTTTGAACTCAACAATGTTTAGTTGAGGTTGGTGTACATCCATCAACTCTCTAACATTAGATTTAATTGATGATGATATATCGGGGTCTGATAATTGCATAAGACCATAGTTCATATTGATAGTATCTAAATTATCTTCAAGTTTTTTTGCCAACTTATCATCACACTCTGAAGAACATTTCTCAATGAATGTATCTAAAGAAAGGTTACTTTCAGTCAAAAACTTCATTTTAGATTCTATTGTTTTGATACCAACACCATTTACACCTTTTATGTTATCGGATTTATCACCCATAAGAACTCTGTAAAATATTAGATTTTGTGGAGTTACTCCATAATCTTCTACAACTTCTTTTTCGGTGTACATTTTCTTTTTTGTTGGTGTAAAAACCTGAATCCTTTCATTTACTAATTGTAAAAAGTCCTTATCAGATGATAAAATTGTTACTTCTTTTTTAAAGTAGTGATTTGCTAAGTATGCAATTATATCATCTGCCTCTACATAATCTATATAAGTCATTGTGATAGGTAGTATCTGTAAGTACTCAATGAGTCTCTTGAATTGATTTCTCATCGATACTTGTTGGTCTTCTAAGTCTTCATATCCTGCAAGTCTATTCAACTTAGTTAAACCTGTTCTACCTTCCTTATATCCCTTATATACGGACTTTCTTCTATTAGAACCACCCTTTCCATCAAAGACTATAACGACACGAGTTGGTTTTAATCTTCTAATCGTTGCAGCAGTGGACAAGAGAAAACCTGTCACACCACCACAATGTTCACCATCATCATTCAAAGCAGGTACTGCTCCAAATACTCTAATGAATTGATTAAGACCATCAATGATAAGAACTCTATCATTAAGTGATTCGTTTTTTACTTCGTTATGTTCTTTACTTACTTCTTTGAGTAGCTCTTTGTATTTATTAATCATCAAAATCTGTTACTTCAACATTATCAATATTTGCCTCTTCACTTGATTGTTTGTAAGCCATAATATATGAATTACAAATTTCATTGTAAATAGTCTCTTTTAGTTCGGGTCTTTCTTCGAGTATGTCTTCCCAATTTTTAGCTTGGAATTTTATTTCCTCACCTGTTTCTTTGTCGACATAAGTGTACCATGCACCACTTTGAGTTACCAACTTATATGTTTTCATCATTTGTAACCATGAACCATAATTGTCGATACCACTATCAAAGTAGATATCATAGTCAACTGAACGAAGAGGTGGCCCCATTCTATTCTTGATAACTTGAGCACGAGTCTTGATACCAACTACTTGGTCTACTCCACCAATTTTAGATTTAAGTTGTCCCATTGATTTTAACCTAATTCTACAAGAAGAGTGGAATGCGATTGCTTTACCACCACTTGTAGTCCAAGGGTCACCAAAAGAAACACCTAATCTTGTTCTTAATTGATTTGTGAAAATTAAAGATATTCTTTCTCTACCTATAAGATTTGTAATCTTTCTCATAGCTTTAGAAATAATAATAGCTTTCTGAGTAGCATAACCTGCTTGGTCGTAGTCTGCGGATATCTCTACCTTAGTTGAAGCACCTGCGACAGAATCCACTACAATAGTTACTAGCTTTTTCTTGTCTGATGACCTTACTGACTCTATAATTGAATCAATACCTTCGAAGATATCTTCAACAGTTTCAAGAGGAACATACAACATTTTTTGAATGTCAACTCCAATCGCTTCTAAGAAATCAGTATTACAAGCATTCTCAGTATCTATATAAACACCAAGACCACCTTTTTTCTGAGTATCTGCGATTGCGTGAGCTGCCAATAGTGATTTACCACTTCCTTCTAAACCTGTAATCTCTGTTAGTCTACCAACTGGTAATCCACCATTTGGTCTGTTTGATATTGCCAAATCTAACATAGGTGAACCTGTCGAAATCCAACCATCAAGGTCGGTAGGAGTTTGTTCACCACCATCCAAGAAGTAAGCCACCTTGTGGGCGGACTTAAACTTCTTGTTGAGGTTATCAGCTAAGATTGAAGATAGTTCATCACGAACCGATTCTTTCTTCTTCTTTGCCATAGATTATTCGTTAAATAAGTCGTCAAACGCTTCTTTTACATTACTCGCTGGGGAAGTTGCAGTTGTAGTTTCTTTTACTTCAACTTTAGGTTCTTCTTTTTTATCAGAAACTTCACCTGTATCCAACCATTCTTTCAACATTCCTTCCATTTCTTCATAAGAAACTTTTTTGAACATATCACCAAGAACGATTTGGTCTTTAGCCGTTTCTAACACATCCTTATTTTCAGAAATAGAAGATGTATTAGGTTTTACTCTGATATAAGTTTCAGGATAAGTTTTACCTAATTCTGCAGCAGTTTTGAACTCTACTGTTACATCTCTACCATTTACAGGGTCAGTTAAATCACCATAATCAGGGTCAGCGAAGAATCCAAGAAGTTCTTGGTATACATTCTTACCGAATCCCCAAAACTTAACACCCTCAGACTCTTCACCTCTAACGAGGATAGGAACATAAGTTCTCATCTTTGGAGTTAGTTTTCTTGAAAGTTGGTAATCGTTTCTATCACCTGTCGCTTTCAACTTTTCTGCAAACTCTAAGATAGGGTCTGCTTCACCAAAAGAACTTGGGCTGATAATATTCTTACCACCAAATCCAAAATGGAAATAAAGTTCGATGAAAGGGTTAGAAGGATTGTGAACATAAGGAAGAATCCTTACTTGTTGTTTGCCGGGTTGTGGTTTCCACAAGTTGTCGGTCTTTGTTACTTTGGTCTGAAGAGAATTCAGACGATTGCGGATTGCGTTTAAATCAATTGCCATAATTTACCTTTTTTAATTATTATTTATTTATGTTAGTCACTAATATACAACATTTAGTTGACAAATCCAAATGTTTTTTCATTTATTTTATTTTGCAGTTATCACTACTGGTATAAATATGTAAAAATATTTAATTAACACTATTTTAACCACTTATTGCAAAATATGTTTTTTCTTCATTTGTAAATTTTATATGGTCTGTATA